GAACTTAAAAGCATTAGATGTGACTCAAAGACCCATTCACTGCACCGATAAAAAGAGAGAAGTATTATATGTAAAAGATTCTGATAAATGGGAAAAAGAAAATGAAGATAAATCAAAAATAAGAAAAGCAATAAAACAAATTGCACATAAAAATTCCAAGTTAGTACCACAATTTAAAGAAGTGCATCCAGATTGTGGCAAAAGTGTTTCCAAATTTTCGGAACAATACAATAAAATAATAATAGAAGCAATGGGTGGTTCAGGTGATAATGATAATGAAAAAGAAGATAAAATTATAAAAAATATTTCAAAAAATGTAACAATAGATAAAGAGGACTGAAAATGATTGAAATATAAATAAATAAAAAATTGAGTAAAATATATAAATATAACTTACTTTATAAAGTAAAATGGATAATAGCAAAATTATAAATCAAATAAACCAGTTGTTTCATAATAAAGGTGTGAAACAAGAGGAACGTTTTAATTTATTAATTGAATTATTGGAAAACAATAAAAATGGTATTTCAAATGAAAAGTTTCAAGAAATAATTCAATTAATAAATTCATTAGATTACAATAACAATGAATTAGTTCAAGAAATATTTATGTTAATTGGAAGTAAATATACAAAATTTAATCTTGATCAATTCTATACTCCACTCACAGTATCAAAATTTATAGATAGTTTAATGCTTGTAGGACCAACTTATAATGCGATTGATCCAGCTGGAGGAACAGGTGATTTACTGTTGTATTATAATGGCAACAAAACTATTTGGGATATTGACGAAAGTGCTTTAAAATTATGTAAATTTAATTATGAATTAAACAAACAAAAGAATTATAATCTAGTTTTAAAAAATTCATTAGAAAATTTTGAAGAAGATGAATCCAGCTACTTTTATTCAGCAATGAATCCTCCTTTTGGTTCAAATACTGTAATAACAGATAAAAAAATATTGGATAAGTTTGAGTTAGGAAGAGGTAAAAAGAAACAAGAAATAGGAATTTTATTTTTAGAGTTAGGATTAAAATTGTTAAAAAATAATGGAATATTGTTTATCATAGTTCCTGCAGGTTATGTAGGCAACGGCAATAAAGTTTGCTGCGAATTAAGAAGCCTAATATTAAAAAATAGATTAATAGCATCCATTTCTCTCCCAGAAAATACATTTAAAAGAAGTGGAACGGGAGTAAATACATATTTGCTAATTATACAGAAAAAAACAGTTGAAACAACTGAACCGTATAACATATTTATTTCAAATATACATAATATAGGTTATAACTTAACAAAAAAGGATACACCAGTTAAATATAAAATTATAAAGTCTACAGGTGAAGTTATCGTTGATGAAAAGAAGAAACCGATTGTGGACAATGATTTTGAAGACATATATGATCAATTATGTAGTTTTAGTGTGGATAATAAATTGACGGGTTTACGAACAATTCAGATTGAAACAGATTATGAATATATTGAATCGAATAAATTATCTTCGAATATTATGGATGTGAAAAGATATTTGCAAACATATTTAGAGGTTGTTACTAATTTGTTACTTTTAAATGCAGCAAAAGTAAAAGACTTGGGTAAAATAATTAATGTAACAACCAAAATAGAGAAAACCAAGGAATATAAATATATTGACATAAGTGAAATAAATTCACCTTTGTATAGTTATAAAGCATTATATGGATGGGACTTGCCGTCGAGAGCTAAATATTCAGTTAAAAAACATGATATTCTTGTAAGCAAATTAGAAGGAACAATGTCATATTGTGTTATCTTGGATGATGACAGTAATTATATTGCTACAAATGGCGTGACCGTTATTCGTCCAAATGATTTAAATTCACTCTATATTTTATTTTCGAATATTATGAATAAGAACTTTGTATTGCAACACAACGCATACTTAACTGGAAGTATTATGGCATCATTATCAGATACAGACATTGAAGAATTTCTGATAGACGATAAAAATGTTGATATTGCTTCAACAAAAAAAATATTGGAAACACTAGAAACATTGCAACGGTTAAGAATGTAAAAAATAAAAAATGATTTTAATTATAAATTTATTTTTACAAGTTTATACAAATTTTTAATATACATTTATGCAAGTGCTTTTAAGATAATATCACGATACTCCGTATTATATTTAGCGAGACGTATCATTTGTTGAATTCTCTGTTCTTCTGAATAGCCTCCTTGTTCTCTGTTGCAAGAGCAATGTCCGATATAAACATTGCCTTTTTTTGTTCCGATTATTGGGTCGCGATGACAAAAGTTTACCGAATGCTCCTTTGAACAATACGTTTGGTTCAACTCTGAAATATCCATTAATGACCCACACCATTCGCACATGTGACTATTCGGTGTAACAGTTAAACCGATTTCATCTTTCAATTCTTGAGGGCATTCTGGAGCATTCACGCAGTTAAAGATTTGAGTAAGTAAATCTTTTAGAATGTCATTTTGTTCACTGGGAAAAGTAAAATCTTCAGCGCGAATTCCTATAGGAGCTGGAAAGCTGGGACATTGCTCAAATTCTTCACGTGTAAATGAGCCTGGAATAGGAACAGTATGTCTTGTAGTTCGGTTGAATACTGGGTCGCCAATTCTCTCTAGTTTGCTGGTAGTATTGTTTACAATATATTCTTTGTATTTTGTCATATTGATACAAAATGTATTTCCCTTTCCAACATACGAATCTTGATATGCTTTTTCGAGAAGCTGCGTCATGGATTCATTTTTCTCAAAATATTTTTTCAATTTATGAATACTAATAGGTGCAACACTGAATTCATCGATAGCAATTTTGCCTTCAGGATATCCAGGTGCATACACAAATTTATCATCTCTCTCTAAAAGGGTGAATTCATTTGTAATTGAATCCGTACTTACAATGCAGGCGCGCGATTTATTAAATGGTTTTATAGTGGTTACCTCTTGGTCTTGTGATTGAATCACACAAGGAACCGATTGACATATCCACTCCCCATTAACTATAATAGTTTTTATTGGAACCACAAATTGAGTAGTTTCATTTATATTTCTCTCATTTACGGTTTTTTTATTTTTTTTTGCAGGAGCCTTAGTCTTTGCTGCCTTAGTTGTAATAATAATTTCTTCGCAAGAATCCTCAATAATTAAAATAGTATTGTTACTCATTTTATGATGTAGAATTGGTAGTTAATATTACTTTATAAAAAACTGAAAAAGTATTTCAATTTTTTTTTAAAATGAAAAATACTAGCAAAAACGTAACAAATAAATAAAAATTGTGAAAAACTATAAATAAAACAATATAAAAATATTACAATGATAATTTTATATGTCAATTAAAATTATTCAAATATCAGTGCCTGTGGATAGCAATATAAATATTAGTGATTTCTCTCCAGAAGAGAATTTACTAATAATAAAAATAGGAATAAGTTGTTTATTAGAAGGTCGCAAATCGGTTCTTAATCTTACACAAAAAGAAATACAACAAAAAATCCAAAATGATTTTAAAGATGAAATACAAAAATTGGAAATGAATATTCTTTGTGAAAAAGAAACTTCAAAAAAAATAGAAGAGAGAATGGAAAAAATGTATGATACACAAATATTACAAATGAAAAAACAAATTGACCTTCTCTCTACACAACTAAAAGAATATGAAATGTCAAACAAGGAAATTATAAACAAAGAGTTAAATAAAGCTAAAGAGAAGTATGAATTGTTGTTACAAGAAAAAGATAAACAAAATCAGTTAAATAGAGAAGTATTTGATAAAGCAATTCAATTAACAAATAAAAATGTAACAAAATCATCTTGTGCATTAGGTGATGATGGAGAGAATATTTTTGAATATTTGTCTGATACCTTTAAAGATTTTAATGGATATAAAATAGAAAATAAATCAAAGCAAGGTCATAAAGGAGATTTTCATTTATTTTTTGAAGAATTTAATGTATTAGTTGATTCAAAAAATTATTCTGGAACAGTTCAAAAAAAAGAAGTAAATAAAATAGAAACAGATTTAATGATAAATGATAATATGAAATTTGCTTGGATGGTCTCTCTTAATACAAACATAAGTGAATATAATAGATTTCCTATTTCTTGTAAATGGATAACTACAGATGTAGGTGTAAAATGTATATTATTTATAAATAATTTACTAGCGAACAAAGAGCCATCAAATGTATTAAGACAAGCATGGTATATTTGTAATGAATTTAATAAAATGACAAAAAAAATATATAGTGAAGATGTAGATTTATCAAAATACAGAGAAAGGGAATTAAAACAAAAAAAACAAATAGAAAACTTGCAAGAGAGAGCTAGTGAATTAAGGCGAAGTATAAACACATCACATAATATTTTAAAACAAATGGATAATGATTTGATAGAAATGTTAATGATAAATTCAGACAAAATAATAAATAATAATTTTGAGTTAAATAATAAAATAAAAGAATGGTGTGAAAATAATATTAAATACACAGAAAATGATGGAAGCAAACTTACTTCAACCGAAATATGGATGAAGTTTAAAAAAGAAAATAAAGAATACGTTCAAGAAAATAAAATAACAATAGATTTATTTAAAGATGAGTTGACAAGTTTAATAGATAATTCCAAGTTTACAGAAAAAACAAAAAAAAGTGCAATTGAATTTATTGGTTTTGAATTTAAACAAAATGAAAATGTAGTAATTGAAAAAAAAGAACTACAAAAAAAAAATAAAAATCAAAACCCTATAACAATTACAACAGAAGTATTAAATAAGTTTTATTTAAGTGAGTACCAAGATAACAAAATAATAGACGAATATGAAAATGAATCAAACAACATTATGACAATAAGTTCACAAAATAATATACGACCATGGCAAGTTGTCTCTCTATTAATTCGTCATAAAAAAATATTTAAGAGAGAAGAAGCAAGAGGTTATGATATATATAAAGAAACAGAAGAATACAAACAAAAAATTATTAAAAAATAATGAAAGCATTTAGCGTGTAATATTTAGGAAACAGTTGGGATGGGACCCAACTTAACAAAACAGCTGTTTTGTGTTTCCTAAATATTAATTTCCAAAAAAAAATAATTTTTTTGATTAAGCACAAATTATCATCACATTTTATTTTGATTTTGAAAATGAATAATTATCAGACTGGATATCAAATAGGGCGATGTTTTTTATTTTGTTATTTAATATGGTAACAAAATAAGTAATATAATTTAGTTATTACATTGTATACCAAATAGTGCGAAGATTTTATATTTTGTTACATGTTATGGTAACAAAATAATTAATATAATTTAGTTGTTACTGTAATATGGTCTTGTTACTGGTATGGTGTCATAATATTTTGTATTTTGTATAAAATGGTGACCATAATAGGTAACAAAAAATACAAAATATAACTGAATTGGAATGACACCATAATAGGTAACAAAAAAAAAGATAATAATTAAGATATCATAATAAGATAACAATTAGTTTTTTTGTGAAAAATAAAATGTGATGATAATTTGTGCTTAATCAAAAAAATTATTTTTTTTTGGAAATTAATATTTAGGAAACA